GGGGAATCTTCACCCGGTTTCCAATCCGTGCCACCGGGAACCCTAAACGCTCCGGGCACTGCCGGGCCGCGATCCGGATATACTGTGGGTCGCAGTCCAACACATCCGCCACGATGGCAGGGGTCAGGGTGTCTTTCTTGAGGGTACGGACGTCCTCTAAGGTCATGGGGGAATCAGCTCCTTTCTGATTAAATGACGGTCAGGACTTATCACTTGTCCATGCAATAGGTATAATTTTCCTTTAATATTGCATAATTTGATACACAAAATATTGTGCAATATTATATTGACATATCAATATATATGTTGTAGCATATAAATAGAGAGTTGAGAGACTCTCTATCTCCTTCTCTACTCTGCCTCCGCCTTTCTTAGAAGGGAGGTGAGAAAATGAGGAAAATCCGAGTCAAGGCAACGACTACTGTTCGTCGTTCTGGTAGTGGTTTCGCTATAACCACCCGTGTCTCTAACGGAAAGTCTACCAAGACAACGACTAAACATATCCGTCCGCGGTGAGTACGTTGCCGCTAAACACCGAAGGGGCACCACCCTTCGGTGTTTTTTATTCCTTTTTGGATACAAACAGGTCTGCAACTTCCACTCCAAGGGCTGATGCAATCGCGGGAAGATATTCTGCTCGAATAATCTTTCTGCCTGTCATCATGTCGCTGAACTGTTGCGCTGAGAAACCAGCTTGTTCTGCAACACATCTCTGAATTAGCCCTTTCTCAGTGATGATTCTTTTAATTGTCTTTTCTATGGAGGCTCACCCCCTCTTTTAACGGTGTTCGTGTTTCTGAACTTTTTCCTGAAAAAAATATTCAGGAATATCGCTATGTGGGAACAACAATACATCTGCTGCTCGAATCATCTCTTTCTGGGAAAATTCGAGTTGATTGTTCAATCTCTGGCTTACGGACACCCGTCCAAGACCAATCGCGTCGGCAAACGCATCTTGTGTTCCACAAATTTCACGAATTCTGCCGCGCAGTTTGGAATAATCAAAAACTGGGTTCTGCAA